GGTTCCTTGATTCCGGACTTGCAGGGATAGGTAATTATTACCTAGCTCTAAAATTCGGATGGATACCGTTGCTGAATGATGTGCGAAATCTAGTTTCTACTCAAAGAAACATGGAAAAGCACCTCAAACAGCTTCTTCGCGACAACGGGCGACCCGTTCGCCGACGTGTAACGTTGGCAAACGTCGTGTCCACGCCTACTTTTGCGAGCGGAGTTGCGTATAGCGGGCTTACGCCCGTTTTACAAGCTCCGTTTTACAAAAGAGCAGGCCTCTGGACACAGAAGGATTATATATCAGATCGCGTCTGGGCAGCTGCCAAGATGCGATTCTGGTTACCTCCTGGTCCCCAAGATATCGACTGGACTAGAAAGATGATGGCCCGTCTTTACGGGTTACGTCCTTCTCCCAGTGTTATTTATAACATGATACCTTGGAGTTGGCTCGTCGATTGGTTTTCGAATACAGGTTCTCTAATTGAGAACATGGATGTCGGAGTTGCCGATCGACTTGCGTACGATTACTGCTACGTCATGCGACAAGTAGAAACTATCCGTGAAACAACGGGTAGAAACTTCTACAATGCGTATGGCGGAACAGAACTCGACGTGAGCGCCCAAGCCATAAGCGTCTCTGCTAGTAAGCAGAGGATGCCTGGCGATCCTTTCGGATGGAACACCAATGAGGCAAGCCTCAACGGTGTACAGTTATCGATACTCGGGGCACTAGGCCTGTCACGATTACGATAGCTTTCGATAATGTGAAAACTACGTAAAAGTAAGGAGCTTCTAATGCTGGCTGATCCTCAATCCGTCACTATCAATGCGATCGTGACAAGCCTGGCGAAGACTAATGAAAGTCCGAACCAGCACCTGTTCACTTCCGCAGACGGAAAAACGGTGATGACCACGAAGCAGAATACTACTGCTAAGCGGTTTCGTCGTGAGGTCCGTCTGTCGCAAACAAAAATTGCGGCAGATCCCATCTCGGCAGTTAATGCCGAAGCTGGGGTGAGCGTCTATCTCGTGGTTGATGAACCACGAAATGGCGTTTTCACGGATGTCGAGATCAAGTATCTCATCGAGGCACTCAAGACCTGGCTTTCCTCTGGAAACCAGGACAAGGTCCTCGGCGGAGAATACTAAGGGCTTCAAACACCCTTCTCGCCAATCGTCCGATAACTTGGAGTCAGCTTAGACGGTCTTACTTCCTCCTTATAGAAAGAGGTTGTAATGAAAAGACCGACCATGCTCGTCAAGGCCGTGCTGCAACAAGCAGCATTGGACCTAGACTTGTCCGTAGAACGCGACATTCAAAGAATTGAATGTCGATGCGAACACGAAGGGTTATCGTTTCTAACGATAACACTTCCTCTTCTTTCTGATGCTCTCGAAAGAGGCATCGAAGAAGGGTCGTTCACATGTCCTGCTGGTTTCAGCAGACATGGAAGTCTCCCCCGATTTCTCGGAGGTTTCTTCAAACGAGTGTTCGATAAGGATGGTAGGCTTCTACCAGAAGTGTGTCCAGAAACAGTTTACTGGATCAGACAGATTACGAGATTCTTTAAGAAACTCAAAATCTCTTGTAGCCCTCGTCGTGAGACGAAAGCTATCAAGCACTTTCTGGAAGTCGAAGGCGAACTCCGCATGTTGACCTCTCAAGTAGAGAGAAAGGATAATATCCTTGACAAGATATCAGGAATCATTTGGGCTCAGGTATTTCCCGAGCTTGATTTCGTCAGTCTTGTTTGTCATCATGGCCCTGGCGTCACTGCTGATCGTCGTCTCGCTAACGCAAGACATCGTATCGATCAGTGGTATTCCAGGTCGGAACTTACCTACCCCTCCGACCTCCACTGTTATCCCAATTACGGGATCGCAGCAGAATTCGGAAGATACGGGGAAGGTACCGAGAGCGAAGGAGGAGTCAAGTACGTCGACGTTCGGGACGAAAGTCCTGTTCGCGTAGTATTTGTTCCTAAGACGCAATCGGCGCCACGAGTAATTGCGATCGAGCCTTCGAACGTACAGTATATGCAACAATCCTTAAAGGATTACATATACCCGATCTTAGAGCAACATCGCCTGACTCGTAACTCTATTCGATTTAATCGACAAGAGCCGAATCAGTTACTCGCCTACCGAAGCAGCATTGACAAACGCCTAGCCACGCTAGACCTGAAAGACGCGTCTGATCGGGTGCATTTGCACCTTGTTCAGCGTATCTTTAAGACCTCAGGGCTACTCGAGTATCTCGAGGATGCGCGGTCATTGCATGCTACGTTACCCGACGGTACGAACATCGTTCTGTTTAAGTATGCTTCTATGGGTTCAGCACTTTGCTTTCCCGTAGAGGCAATGGTATTTTATACCCTTATTCAGAGTGCGATGCACATACTCGATGGGAGGCGTCCGAGTTCTCGATCCATTTGCCATTATAGCAAACAGATCGATATCTATGGGGATGACATTATTATCCCTGTAGAGTACACGGACTTTGTGATCAGGTATCTCGAGTCTTATGGACTCAAGGTTAATGTCAACAAGTCGTTCTCTAAATCTAATTTTAGAGAATCTTGTGGTGCGGATTTCTTTAATGGCGTTGCGGTTAATCCCGTATATGCCAGACAAGTGCCGCATGACAGTGATCACGATTGGGAAGCAGAAACCGTAATGGCTTGGAATGCGACCGCTGACCTCTTTTATATGAGAGGAAAGTGGCACGTTGCCCAAGTTATTCGGGATCTACTTCGTCGAGTGGTGAAACGTACCATACCTCGAACACGAACAATGGGTTCGGGGTTAGCTCACTTTAGCTATCTATTCACTACGCATCTACGGTATAACCGTGATACGTGTGGATGGAAGCAAAAGAGGCTACACTACGATCCAGTCAAAAGAAAGGATAGTATTGATGGAGACGAAATCGCCTGCCTCAACAAATGGGGACTTCATGTTGAATCCCGAGAAAGCCGATCAAGAACCCGGTCCAATGGTTCTCCTTATGCCAAGCCATGCCTATCAGGCAGGGTACTTGACGGAGAATCCAGAGGACAATCGGTTCGAGACAGTTATGCTCGAGTTCGATCCGAAGACCCATACAGTGACGCATCCCTCTGCAACAGCGGGGTATGCAGTTTTCCGGACAGATTGCATTGCACAGGGGATTCCCTCTGTGTCGTATGCAGCCTGGCTGAGAACGGCAAACCTCCACGTTCAGAAGGAGCTGACGGAGAAGCATCACTTACAGAGTTAGGCTCACTGGCCTTAACTGAAGTGATTCCAGATCCATTACGTTACTTGGAAGGTAACGCTTTTGGGCTGGATTTCTCTACCAGTGTGAAGCGCGGCAGCTTCAAGTCGAAATGCCGATGGGTTAGCCTCGTAGGCTAACGGTCATACCGACCGGAG